CCAGAAATAAACGAGGTCTGAGCGAAGCTCGTAAAACACCGAGCCTCAGGCATGATACCTAGTTCACTCTCCGCACGCGCCACGACGGTCCCATCAACGACGGAGTAACAAGCGATCAAGAGATCATCACCCGCCACTATGATCGAGCAACTATATCCAAGCTTCTTCATGGCATAAAAAGCCACGGCAGCGTTGATGATACTATTGCCCAACGAAGTGTCGTTGTGACCAGACTTAACCGTGTGCCGCATGATATATCGCAAAGTGCGCCCGCCAATGCTAATGCAACATTTAACAACATTGCAAGATTCAGCAAAGGCGGCAAGGTCAACATCCAACAAAGCGTACAACTTCTGGCGAAAACTGGAAGTACTGGGACCCATAGTGGAATCCCAATTCTTACCATCACGCTCATAGAAGGATCGCGCGCCTCGGCCAACGACCCGGCTCATCCAGTCACCAATCTCATCTGCTCGCATTCCACACGCAAAAGTAATGTCAATGCCGGCGCCCATATCAAATGAACGAAACTTATGGCAAATAACACGTTGCAGCGCGGAAAATTCAGGGGCGAAAGCCGCCTGTGAACAGTAATTGGGATAAAACTGGATGAGTCGGGCCTTGGACGGGACGTTGTGATTACACTCGGACTTAACCATACACTTAATCTTACCAGGCAACACAATGTCCTCACGCATCGATTTGAGAATGTCAAGACCCTTGTGGTAAGGCCGCGTAGCTAGCCACACATCGCAAGTCACGAACAGGCTCACTCATGTACTCCCCGGATTCGCCCATAAAAACGCGGGCAAATTCGGGGAACACACTGTGGATATCCGCCGTAACCAATGGTTGCTTAGCTCCGTGTCGCTGACACAAGGCGTTATGAACATTGCAAATGCAACGCCGCAGCACGTGCACGACGCCCGTTGTCCAACCGAACAAACGGGCGCCGCGTCCGTCGCATGTCTCGCACGCACCCATGACGCCATCGAACAGCACATCACACTGATCGCCCTTCTTGGTTAAATCACCAAATCCGAGACAGATCGTGTTTGTGCATGCACTAGGCAAGGAATACGAGCCCCACTCACTTGGAG